TCTTTGGGCGGCAAGACGCTTTTCTCTTCTTGCTTGCATAGCAGCTAAAGAATCTGCTTCATCTACCTGATGCATTTCCTTATAAGCATCTGCAAGAGTATTTACGGCATCCCATCCTTGCTGCTTCTCTTCAAAGTGAGGGTTCTTCATAGAAGTTCCCATCTTTTCCATGTCCTTGCGGGCTTTTTCATTATTCTTCTGACGCTTCTTCATATCTGGTTCCAGATATGTGTCGTCTTTCTTCTCAGCAATTTGATCTAAGTACACCTTTGAAATAGCGTTCAAAGGGTTAGCTCCGATTCCATTAGACATGGTAATACTATCTTACTTTTTAATCTTATACTTATTTATTAAATTTTTAATACCAACCGTGCCGGTCATTCTCATCGCATAATTACGGAAAGAGTCTGTTCCGACAAGTCTTTGATCAGAAGCAACACCAGATGGACCTGGATAATTTTGCACTGCCTCCATAACATCACGAATCCAGGACTTGAACATGTAGTTCTCTTGTGTCACACAGATAAGATGATTGGTTCCACGACGAACAATTGTACCAATCAAACCAGTATTTAAACTCTCTACAATATCACCAAGATTAAAGATTCTACCTGAAACGTAATTATCTCTTAGACCTTTAGGATCATACTTAGGTGCAATCTCCCACATTTCAGTGACTTCTTTCTTTTTAGCCTTAATCTTCATGCCAGAACGAACAGCATCAAACAGTGCTTGAGTGTCACCATCGTTTAATTCTTTTGGTGTTCCACTGCGGAATGCTTTGAAGTCATCATCCATAACTGCCTTTCTCATCTTAGATGCAGACATTCCCTCTACACCTTCAGCATCTGCATCTCTTACACCAGCAGAGATGACGCGGATGTTATCAAAATTATAGAGATCGCCATTATATTTGGTTGCCAGGTTCTCAAACTCTGCTTGACGATCTGAACCAACGATGATGTTTACGTTTTTATATCCACCTTCATCTGCTGTAGTGAGAACGTTGAAGATAGACTTCATCTCTGCATCATTAACAATATTATCTTCATAATCAGGGAACATCTTCTTCATGAATCCAACCTTCATGTCAGGATCCAGTGGATTCTTCTTAGGATCTTGTGAGCGTGAAGGATAGATCTTCATGTCCTCTCCCTGTGCTGCCTTTCTGGCTGCAGCAAGGAGTTTACCGTGACCCACCGTAGGAGGATTGAAACGACCAAATGCAACGGTCAGAGTTTCCGTAGTCTCTCTAGAACCTTCTCCACCCTCACCTGCCTCTGCTTTCTTTGCGCCAGTCGCTTCAGGTGCAGCTTTTTTAGAATCTGCCTTGGGTTCTGCTTGTGTTGATTTTGCTTGTGCAGGTCTTTCATCCTCTGCTTTCTTTTTCTTCTTATCAACAAACTTTAACTTACCATCTTCAGTAGTCGCAACAAATTTTCCACGGGAGTCCAACCAACCACCGTGGCCATCACTTACAAGGTTCAGTTTTCTCGCTTGCATACTTGCTTGCGACTGAGCCTCATTCAGGAACTGAAAGAAACTTTTCATTTATATTGATAATCCTTATACATTATTTAGTGTTTAACGATCTACTACGCATTTATCAAACATCTGAGTAATAAAATCATCCCCAAGAGTTGCAAAAAATTGTGGTTGTGCCTTAAAGTCACCTTTATATCTAAGTTCAAGAACAAGAATAGTAACTCCCGCTTTTTTTAAATTAAAGAAAACTTTGGCCGCATCTGCATCCAATTTTTTTTGCTCATCAAGTTCAAGAATATATGGTTTGTTATTTCCCTGAAGATCCGATAGTCCACATAATATAGAATGTTGGGGAATAACCTTCGCAGCGTTCAAATTTAATTTTGGATTCTTAGCACTTGCAGTATAATCTGCGTATCCAGTCACAAGTGCAAATTCAAAATTATATCCACCAATATCTTTTGCTCTTAGTCCTGCTTGCATTTTTGTTTTTAAAACAATATCAATCAAACCGTCAGCGAAGATTTGGATATTATCATTCAAAACTTTTTTAAATCCTTCAAATAATTCATTATCAACTTTAGCAAGCTCTCTATTAAAAAATGCCCTCAATCCATTTTGCTTGTCTTCTTCAAATAAACTATCTGGACCAGTTCCTGCAAGTTTGCCCTTTACTTCAGATAATTCAACAGGTCTATCGTTAGTATTTGTTCCTTTCAGATTAATCAAATAAACGAGTTGATTATTCTTCAAAGGATTTCTGAAACTAATATTCCAGATTTGTTCAGATGACATGGTATCAATACCAGGAACATAGATAATTCCGTCCTTTGCTGCTTGTTTTGCAAGTCCAGCAAAATAATCCTGCCTTTGTTGTTTAAGAGAATTTCTTACCCTTTCAAACTGATTACCTTGAAGAAAAGTATCAAATGCTTTGTTGATTAATGTTGGATCTGCACCCTTTACATTTTTTTTCTTCTTTAATGAAATTCCATAATAAGTTTCCGAATCTACTTTAACAACCAAATCCGAAGAATTATAATCAAATCCATCAGATTCTCTCTTAAGTCTGAACTTATCGACTTCTTGTGGCCAAGCAGATCCAGTCATAAAAACTTTTTCTGCTACAAATTCTCCACCACTAAAATCTCCAGCACCTTTTACAAAATCTTTGACTCCGATTGCAGCAGAAAATCCTGCTACCACATTAGCAATCAAATCTGCTTTCTTTTTATCAGTATTTGGTATGGTAAAGAAAGTCAAATAAGTTGACTTACTTGACCCATACTGAACTTTACTATTATTATTAGCGATTACTTTTCCTTTAGAAAGAAAAGATAATATTGTAGAACCCGTTTTATCTTCACAGAGATCATTCATTTCTTTTTTGGTCATATGTAGACCAACCGCTGCAAAAATTTCTGAAGGTTCTAATTTAGTGCTCTTTTCAGTCGATGCCTTCGCCATTTATTCAATACTTTTTAAGTATTTAGAATGGAGTTATAGGGACTCGAACCCTAAACCTCCTGCATGCAAGGCAGGTGCTCTACCAGTTGAGCTATAACCCCTCAAGAAAGTCCCTTTCGTTTTGATAGGGAACTGTTTCTCCTGTGTATAGTTTCCATCCCTCATGAAGTTCAGGAACTAACCATTGATCAACCCGATAACAATATTGCCAGTTAGCGGGTTGAATACAATTCATCACTACTACAGACCAAAATGCTGTGATGTAGTTAAATGCCGTAAGCATTAAACGTCGCCTTCTTCTCTGTTCTCTGAGTGATGAACATCAAACTCTCCACCTGGATATCGTGCTTTGAGTTTATCAACATTCATCTCAAGAACTTCGTCAAAGGTTGTATCAAGAGCCATACATGCCTGTGCCAGATACCAACAGATATCACCCAATTCACGTTTCATGTGAAAGACATTCTCTTCGTTGTAAGGTTTGCCCTGGAAGATAATCTTCTTGACAACCTCAGTGAACTCACCAGATTCTGCGGTGAGACCAAGAGATGCAGTCAGAAGTTGTGTCACATTACAATCTTCTTGAAGTTCAAGAGAGTTGGTGCGAGTAAGGAATGCAGCATAATCCAAAGAAGGATCGCTGGTCACACCTTTAACAAACTCAACGTATTTTTCAGTATCAACTTTAGTCATGGAAATCTGCAATAAATGGTTCTTGATTATTTTGAGGGAGTCTTTGCTGTGTTGGTAGTTTCTCACCACTAACTTCAATATATTCTACTTCTTCCCAACTACCACCAACACCACCGTCCATATTGACTACGATGTCGCGGGTGGGAAGTTGCCTTCTATTAGAAACATCGATGATGTCACCGGGCAGAGGGTTGAACGTAAAGTAATGTCCATCCCAGTATTTGTTTCTCGTATGCATAAGATTGACTGCATCTCTCTCGATACCACAGTCAGCGATCTTTTTACCGTCTGGATCGAAGACAGAGTAGTAACCGTTCATGAGAACTTAAATCCCTCAAATGATTTCTTTGGTTTTGCTTCCTCGTAATTATACTCTTCATCCTGACCACTGTCAAGAATATCATCCTGTGCTGACTGCTCACAATCATACAAACGCATCTTGGCACGATCAATACCAACAACAAATCGTTTGAAGACGGAGAGATCGTTGTATCGATTCTTCAACTGCTTCACCATAATTTGTCCCAACCCCTCAAGGTCATCTGTAGAAATAAGGGCAAACATAAGATCAGCAGTAGCAGGGAGACCAAAGGACTCACTAGTATCAGTAAGCTCAACATCACTGCTACCATAACCAGAACGAGTGGTCTGCGTGGCAGAAACGATAGGGACGTTTGCTTCAACAGCCAATCCTCTAAGTTCTTCTGCAATTGCTTTAATATAAGAATATGAATTGACAGTGCTGTTTCCGCGATACCTAGAGGAAGCACATATATTAAGGTAATCGATGAAAATAATATCAGGTCTAAATGACTTCTTAAGTGCAAGTTCATTAAGAAGTGACTTAAAGTGGCCACTATGTGCGCTGGCAGTTGGATACTCCTTAATAATTAGTTGACCTTGAGTTCGTTGTGCCAACTTTGTCACCTTATCCTCAAACATCACCTTAGGAAGATCTGTTATCTCCTGGATAGGGACGTTGAGAAGATTAGCATCAATTCTCTCTGCAATCTTTTCCTCAGCCATTTCCATCGT